ATACTGTAAACCAAAAACCCTGCGTAAATTTGGTGAAATAGTAACCAAAGAAAGACTTTTATGGGTGGCAGCAATGATAGTTTTACTGGCTATCTGTGCTATCGCTTTTAACTAATTCGTTTTTATCATAAAGCTCTTTTTTATATTGCCTGTGATCTTTCATGGTCTCACGATGTTTTTCTTTATCATAATATTTCATTGTTCCACCACGATCATGACGATCTTGTAGATTTTTTGCTTGTCTTTCAGGATGACGAATAAATTGTACTAATCTTTTAGATACGCCATATTTTTCAGCAAGTTTATAATTGGAAAGACCTTCTGGGTTTTCACGTATTTCAATTCTTTGTTCAGGTGTAAGTTTAATCCGCCTATCTTTTTTGCGAGGAATAAGTAATTTCTGTTTTTCATGAACATGAGGCACTATATTTCTCCAATTCATTCTCAAGTTTCGATACGCAAGCATGGGCATAAACCTTCTCAACTGTAGTCGGATTATCACCTAATAATTTTGCGACGCTGTATATCGACATACCGTTTTCGAGTAGATGTGTTGCCCTTGTATGGCGCAATACGTGAGGTGATATACGCCCAGAGGGTCTACCGTCACGCTCTGGTAAAATGTCCAACCCTGCGAGTCCGGCAACGTGCGTAAACTGCCTGTACCTGTCCGTGTTGCTTCCCAAGACATATCTGCTACCTTTCCTTAATTCTTCTAACACATTTCTGGCTTCACCCATCGGTACTGTCGGTCTACGTTTTTTTGTTTCCTTTTGACCTAGTTTATTCAGGTAAATAACACCACGTTTAAAATCTATCTGCGTCCATTCAAGGTTCTCAATCGCATTCCGCCTTGATCCGGTGATATAAAGCAACCTGACAAACGCATACATTGAATCGCTATGATTTCTGGCCGTAATATATAACTTCCTGAGTTCATCATCTAACAACCATATTGTTCCTTTCGACAAATTGGTCGGAATCTCAAATGTCGGCATTTTATCTAAGGTTATACGCTTCCATTTGAGTGCATGATTTGCAGCAGCTTTCAGCACGCCTAGCTCACGTGCTATGGTCGAATCTGATGTTTCGCACACCTTACCATGCCGAATGGTAGTTTGCTCTCTACGGGCTTCTATATAGCCCCTACACGCTATCACATCAATGTCACACAGATTATCGTCGGTAAAAACCTCATTAAGGTGCTTTATTGCCGCATCTAGGCGTTTTATATCAACGATAATGTCACGCTTATGACTTCGATATAATGTCAGTGCTTCTGAGACGCTAATCATTTAACGCACTCCAGAAATTTTCTACCATGTCTTCATAGTTATGATAAGCACCATTAATATCAGAAACATTACCTGATTTGACAGCCTCAAAATGCTCAATTCTTGCATCACAAATATCATCTATGAAATCTAAAAATTCTTCTCTGATCATTGCATTAACCCCTCAAGATCAGTTTCTACAACGTCATAATCACCATGTTTTGCACGCTCTAATTGTTCTTCTGAATAGCGGCTATGACCACCTGCTGTCTTTGATTCAGGTACAAATTTACCCTCGACCCTCCATCTGATAAGGGTACGTTTTGATACACCTAATTCTTCCGCTGCTTGTTCTGGTGTGTAAAATTTCACTGTAAATTCTCCATTTAAACTATGCCAATATATGACATAATAGCACATATTATGACATGTGTCAAATGGAAATTTCCATTAATTTATGGTACTCCCTGCCGGATTTGAACCGTGCGTCCTCTCCCGTGAAAGGGGAGCGTCCTAGACCGCTAGACCAAGGGAGCATGATGGTCGGTATGGTGGGATTCGAACCCACGGTCGTTAGAGCTTGGTCTGTAGTACCTCATAACGCTCCCAGACTAACTACAGTTAGCTTTTAGCCACTCAGCCACATACCGAAAAACGAATATTATTACTGGGAATTTTCATCACTGTCAATATCTTCACGTACTGCTGCTGATCCAGCAATTAAAAGATTTAGTTTTTTATTCCATTTAGGCTTACCGACCTCGGATATAGGAGTATCAAGTAGATGTACCGCTACGTCAGGGTCTAACATCGCTTTAGCGATTAATTTATCAGCCTTAGCAGCCCTGCTGTCAGGTAACAATTCTGCTGCACCTTTAAGTGTACGCATAATACCACCTGTTTTAAGGACACCGTATTTTACCCTCAAACCGGTCTCAAGTGCTGTAAGTGCACCTTTATGTGATATTTTTTCAACAGTATCAGAGCCTGAAGCAACACCTTTACGTGCCAAATTACCATAGGAGGCAAGCATTTTCTGAGCACGACGAAGTGCGTTCATGTCACTTGGTGAATAAACTTTAGAAAGTGCATCTTCATTGTTTTTCATTACCTTTGCGATCTGGGCATATTGAATCGGACCATCACCACCGTCAACCATTTTAACATTTGTGCCGGTAACAGTATCAATCAGATAATCAGTAACAGCACGTTTAAATCCGCTTTTAGCCTGCTCATTTTTACCGATCATTTTATTAAGGTCATCAATCTGCTTTAACCTGTCATCAGCACCCATGATCGACTTAACATATTTATCAGGGTCTTTATTTATCAAAGTACCAAGTACACCTTTATTTATGCGTCTTGTGGTAACAAGAATATCCTTCTCAGCACGACGGAATTCGTTTTTCAACTGGTCAATCTGAGCTTTTAACTCATCACCCTGAATTTCTTTCGAACCAAGTTTTTTCTGAAGATTTTCGAATTTTTTCTTCACTTCTGGGAATTGGTCAAGCTGTGCTGATCTGTCTTTTATCCAGTTTGAAAGTACCCTTGGACTTGGTTTATCACCAATGCGATAAGCCAAATCAGCCGCCATATAACGTTCAACAGCACTTTCTGCTGCCACCTTATCAGGTGCAATATCAACAATTCGTTTCAAGTCACCGGCAGCATCAGGTGTACCGTCTAAGAATATACTTGCAATTTTAGCAGGATCAGCAGAATCTGTGCGTTCAGTAGCACGCTGTACAGTATCCCTATATTTCCGCCCATAACCTTGGGCAAAAAATGGTGCATATTCTTCACGGTAGTATTTTTGAGCCTCGTCAAATGATGCTGTCTCATCAACCATTTTATTAATGTCAGATTTTAGCGTACTCAGATTATCGACAAGATCATAGTTACCTGCTTTACGTGCACGACCAATGGCTGACGTAATGTCACGACGCACACGAGACACATCTTTCAGGTTAACCATTTGACCAGCACCCATTTTACTTTCAGGGTCTTGAGTCATTACCTTGCGAACTTTTTTGACGAAATCTGCTGGTAACCCAGTATTTTCAACACCAAGCTCATTGAGTTCAGCTTCAACTTTATTTACCGAATCAGCAATTGGTTTTGCGTCAACCAGTTTGTCACCAGCAGCCTGATCGAAAGCGTCATTTTTGATTTTTGTACGCTCATTAAGAGTGGTGTCTAATTGTTCATCAAGTGCTTTTGATGCCTCACCTGATCTACCCCTTTGGGCAGTAATCGGGCTTACAAGTGCTTCTTTTTCACGATCAAGATTTACCTGTTGTTGTTCAGCCTCACTGACTCTTTTCTGAGCAATGTTCGCCTTATCGGTTACTTCACCGATTTGCCTATCAAATTCTTGCCTTGCGAATCTTTGCGGTGCTTCAATATCAGCATTAGGGTCTCTTAGATCATCGACAGATTTTGTAATATCTGTCCTGATAGCTTGGTCACGCTCCATGTAAGGTACTTTATTGCGTGTACGTTCACCGACTTCTAACGCACCCAAACCAACGTCATCGGCTGCTAAACCTGATGTCAATTTTGTCATACCGGCATCTTCAGCAGCACGGGATGCTTCTTTGATATTCTGACTTGCTTTTTTAGGATCAGAAGCGATTATTTGCATCAAAGCTGCCGCATCTTTTACCGTCCTTCTGGTCTCTGTTGAACCGTCAGGTAATCGTACTTCCTGATTATTATAACGACGATTAGGGTAAGCTTTGACTACACCTTCTGTAGCACGTGAGCCAACAGATGCAGCACCACCGCCCATTAGAGCACCAAATAATTGAGCCATAGGACTGTCAGGTGCAATATCTTCTGCCACCGTACTACCAGCACCTGCACCTGCACCTGCTATAATATCATCAACAATCTGTCTTCCTGCATTCGCAACATAAGGCTCTGTCATAGCCTGGCCAACAGCCGTAGTAGCTTTACCTGCACGTGACGCAAGACCTAAACCACCAGCACCTGCACCAGCACCAAATCGACCCATATTATATAAGTATTTATCACCACCTTCTAATGTTGCAGGATCAACTGTGTTGATACCCACCATGTCAGCAGCACCAGATGCCATTTCAGCAATACTGTCACTACCTAAAAAGGGTTTCTCGATTGTCGGAATATTAGGTGGATCATAATCAAACGCACCACCTACCTTGTCAGCACCAACATTAACCAGACCACTCAAAGTATTCAAACCCATAGTGACTAAATCAACAGGTGTACCTGCCAAATCAGCAATTCCTCTGTTCATACCTTGAGTTATAACGGCAGCATTATTATAATCCACAGGCTCAGGTTGAGCTACCTGCTCTGGCTGTACGGACTGCGAGGCTACCGGTACAGCAGCATCTACCTGATTTGTTTGTTGGGATGATAAAGCTTTTTTCTTTCTAAGCCTTAACAACTCTAATTCTTGCTGTGGTGAAAGTGGCATTATTGACCTCCATACAATCTTTCAAGCTCCTGAAGCCTTGCTTCATCAGCATCAGTCCATGCTGAAGGTTGACCAGATGCCGCCCCTGTAACATTACCACCAAGTGCTGTATCAGCAACATTTTCATTAATACCCAAAATTGACTGAATCGTATCAAGTTTAGATAAAAACTTTTGTTGGTTAGCAAACAAACTCTGTGGATTACCCACAATTGATTTAAAGTATTTCACATCCTTATCAGAAACCGACCTACCTGATTGACCGGCAAGAGCAGATGCTGCTTGGAAAACAAGTAAATCGGCTGCTGTTTGTAAAGCAGGTAGATCAGGGTCAAATACACCAGACAATAAACTAGGGTCAATACCGGCCATAGCAATAACTCTTTGAGCAGTAGTAACTGCTTCATTTGTATCTTTATAACCCATGGTCTGAGAAACACCTTGTAATAACGTAGTAACGTCTTGGGCAGTACCTTTAACGAACCCTGGGAAACCAAAATTCATAGGGTCTTTTTGAGCAAGCTCACGTGTATAATCCAATAATCCACGAAGTTTAGCAGATGCAACTTGTTCTTTCTGAAGATCATTAGCTGTCGATTTTGTAGGGTCTAATTTTAGATTACCACCTTGCTGGACAACAGTACCGTCAGGTAATTGCACTGAGAACCCACCACCTTCTTTAAACGGTGCTGAAGCAACCTGATTACCCTCGGCATCATATCTTATTGCACCTGGTGAAAGTGTAAACCCAGAGTTGGAAGGATCAGCTTCAAAACCTTCTCTGGTTTTAGCAAAATCCATACCAGCACCCTGCTGTGCACGTGTTATTTGATCTGGATTAGCACCTGAATTTGCCGCAAACGCAGCAAAAATATCACCAATATTTTGAGGTTTAGCACCTGCATATTGCATTGCTGTACTGAAAATATCAGGCATATTTTGCTGATAACGCTGATTTATTACGTCAGCAGATGGTGCTATCGGCGCACCTGGACCTACGAAATCAGGTGATGGCGCAGGTTGCTCAACCTGGGCATAAATATTAGCCAGTACGCTACGCATGGCATCAGGTGCACCAAGCTGACTTTGGATTTGTCTTGACTCTAACCCATATTTGTTTGTTAAGGCTCTCTTAGCGTCAATATCAGCCTGTGCAGCAGCCTGTTGTTGTGGATTAGGACGTGAACTTAAATACTGAAATAAAGCATTGTTGGCTGACTGCCCAACTTTTGCCCAAGGGTCGTAATATTCTCTACTCATAATTCTACCCTCTATATATTGAATAACCACCTAAAGCAGGTGTAGTTTGTAATTTAGGTTGTACTGGACCTTGTACACCGGCAGGTAATGATCCACCAGCAGGATTATACTGTAAACCTGGTGATCCTGCTGCACCATACATTGCAGCTAATTTACCAAGTCCACCCATCATCCCAACAGCAGCATTTGGTCCTTTATAAGCATTCCTGTCGGCTGCTGATATATCCATACCAATTAAATTAGCGTCACGTTGTGCTTTATCGGATAAATTACCAAATGCTCTTGCATATTCGTTACGTGCAAGACCTGTGTTAAATAACGCATCACCATAACCTTCTAATGCTGCTAAACCTGAATTATCACGGTCAGTTTTATCGCTTGCATCACCAAAAGCCTGCTCTCTTGCCAAGGCTACATTTTTAGGTGTTGAACTTGCCACAGCGTAATCTGGTGTACCCTGTTTGGTTTCATTGAAAGCCTGAAGACGTTTATCTGTTCCTGCCGCCAATTGGTCAGCAAAACCTTCACCGCCTTGCTCTTGTGCAGACCCTTTAAATGCCTGACCAGCTTCATCAGCATAACCCTGTTGACGTTCCATGCCTGCACGGTAAGCATTTTCTTTTGCTGTCTGTCTGGCTTGCAGATTTCTATTTGCTGATTTAGTCTGATTATTGGTAGCGATAGCCGACGTTGCAAGTCCACCTACTACAATTGCTGCTGATACCGGATCACACATGATTTACCTCAAACTTACAAAACATCGCACCATTTAAACCAACCGGCTCTGCAATATGAAGGTCACATCCTAACCATTCTATCCACCTCAGAGCTTTATCATGTTCAGCGTGCACATAATTAAACAAATTTTTCTTACCTCTAATCAATTCCTTAAAAACCCTTTTAGAATGTTTTCTTACGATATTTTTATACTTATCGAATTCATCAGTAGCTAAGAACCATATTACATTTTTATCATCTTCCCACGGTGTCACACCATACATGCACACCAACTTACCATTCATTTCCCATACATAACTGTTTTCATATAACCCAGGTGTATCTTCAAATGATTCACGAAGTGATCTACCAGACAATAAAAAAGCCTCAATTTTATCTGCCTCTCTTGCATTTTCAGACAAATAATCAACATCAAAAATTGTTGGCCTTCTTATTATTCCTAAATCATTCATTAATTTACCACTTGATATCTTCCTGAGCTTCCACCTGTGTTAAAATTTTGTACACCAGTCTGTTGTTGACGACCCGATGTATTATAAAGAGCAGTTGAATTCCCCAAATTACTGAAGAAATCAGCAAACACATTCGCTAATGGGCTTTGTGGCATACTCGGTGTCAATGATCCAGCCGCTGACGCTGCTGCCGCTGCTGCGCTACCAGGGTCGGCAGCACTACGGTTATCAGCGTATAATTGTGACTTACGAGCATCAATATTACCACGAAGCTCATTCACAGCATTAAGTGCCTGATTAGTAATACCGGTTTGCTGCTGATTATAATATTCCTGCAAATCACCCATCTGATTTGCACCTGCTGAACTGGTAAGGTTACCTGTTTTAGCAAGCTGCAACGTCAGACGTTTACGTGCATCTGAATATTGATCGTCCAATTGTGGAGTATAATAACCGATATAATCATTCTGATAATTATTATAAAAATCATCATTATAGCTGCTAAAAGCACTATCAATTGATGATCTTCCTTCGGCAATACGAGCCTGTCTTTTGGCTTCTTCTTCTCTTGCAATTTGAGCAGAATTATCCACAGGCATTTTAGGTGATGACATACACATAAGCTTATCCGTCCTCAAATTTACCAACATAATGCATGGCGAGTGCGGATAACGTAGCCTGACCTGCTCTTGAACAGGTTAATGTGATTCCGAACAATGAGCCTACACCCGTTGTGCCGAATCGTGGTTGCCCGTAAGTAGTACCTTTGGCAATCCCTTGTGTAACACTTACACTAGTATCCGATGGATTAGGTAAAATGTCAACCTGCCAGTCATTTGTAGCAATAATATCAAAACCTTTCAACTCTTTAAACGCAGCAGGTGAATTTGCGGATATGTAAGGCAACTCAATCACTACATCGGCTGCAGCAGCAGGGTAAGTGTCATTATTAGTACCACCATACAGGTAAAGACCATCATCACCACCGTCATCAGTACCACGGGCATAAATCCTGTCACCAACTTTAGCGAAGTGAGTAATGGTTATATCAAGGTCATAATATGACCAAGCAGATATTTTATTTGAAGGGAAATATGAAAATACATAAATCCTTGTTCCAACTGCAAGCCAGAATCTTCCATCTACAGGTTCAATAACCGCTGTAGCAGCAGCAACCTGTGATTCAGTTAATGTGTCAAGATATGCTCTGACATGCGTGTCAATTGCCGTTCCAACATCAGATACATACGCTGAATTTGATGAGTCACGAGCTTTAATAGACCTGATACCAGTCGCAGCCAGATAAAATACATCATTATTTCCGTAAGATATTACTGACTCTGGCGCAACTGTACCAGTATTCTGTAGTGTTTGTAAAAATACGTTTGCAGCAGAATCTTCTGAAATTGACCAGATTCTAATCTGGTTTTCAGAAAATACCGCCATAAGACCCTGATACTCTGCTGCCGCTGTCAAAGTTTCCTGACCGGCAGTTTGTGATGCCATATTAATGAAACCATAGTCAGTACCAGAAATCCATTGTGTCGGTGCTGTAAGTGCCGAAAAATACAAGTTCGACGATGCAGTCGAATACATTTTTTGCTTAAATGTAAGTGCTGTAGTACCTGTACCAGATGCTGCACCAGTCACTGTATAATCTTCGGTAGAATTGATTGTCACCGTAAACTGGTCGGCTTCTTCAAACGTTCCGCCCACAGTCACTTCATATTCTTGAGCTACGGCTGCAACTGCTGTTACACCACCTGACATGCTTGAATCAGATGTTTCGGTAACGTCACCTGCTGTATTTACCACAACAACAAAACCGTTTGGTCCAGCACCTGTACCTGTAAGTGCTGTCACAGTAACTGTAGCACCGTCAGATGTGACAGTGTATTCAGGTGACGATGTGTGAGATGTACATTGAGCAGCAATAGCAGTTGCCGTAGAACTATTCGATGTCGTCCAGTCTACTGCTGAGCCTAAAATATCTACCCCGTCAACGGTAATAGAATTTATCTTATTTACACCTGGGTTGGACGTACCACCTGTTATTGTAATATCCGCTGACGCTAAAACCTCAGCCACCGCTTCAACATTTGCGGTAGTTTCAACTGCTACTAATGTCTGGTCAGGATTAGACCCATTATTTACTGTAGATGTAGAAACAGTAAATGATGTACCGGCAGTTGCTGACGTTATTGTAACAACGTTTGATGCCACTGACGCATTGACAGCCGCAGAATTATCAATTGCTGCTTCCAATGCGGCAGCAATAGCGTTATTTGAACCAATAGTCGTAGAAAGAGTATCCCAGTCAGTAACACGAGAAGTGTTATAAAAGTGATAAATATTACCGTCAGAAAACTGGGAAATAGAATATAATTCACCATCGAAAGCCTCAGCGTCTAAAACCTTTGTAAGTGCCGTTGCAGGCGTTGGATGCTGTGTAAGCAGGTGGGTAACCCCTGCTGGCACGTTACCAGCTTCTGAGGCATCATAACCCACCGTATAAAGCGTGTCATTGATTGCAAAAAGACCTTTTGTTGTAGAAGGAAAATCAACACTCTGCTTTACAAATTCCTTACGTCTTTCAATGTCACCACCACGGGTAAGATGGGCATTTTTTATCGTCCACGCAGAACCAAGTTCAGCCACAACACGTGATGCACGGCTGCGATCCATACCTAATCTGATGTCCTGAATTTGAACGTAAGCCATACTTTAACTCACAACAATTTTAACTTTATTTCTATCTGTGCCTCGCACTCTACCAAGACCCATTTGGATCATCGGTGCTTTCTTAATGCTATTTTTCCTGAGTGTAGCGAGTCGTTTATTTGCCTGCTCTAATTTTGCCTGAGCATCTTTTGATTCTTGACGTGCAAGAATTTCTGCTGCCGCATAAAGAACAATTAACCGATCATCAAGATCGGCTCTGTCTGATTCCTGTATCAAATCACTTAATGATTGTGTACCAAGGAAATATAATGTCTGGATATTATCGTTAGGAATAGGCCACACTTCAATCTGTTCAGTTGATCCTGTGTAGCGAATATCCCACTTCAATGACGGTGATGACCTTTCAGGTGTTGAGGCATTACTGTTAAAAATTGAATAATCTTCAAGTTCTATACCACGATCTATACCCTGATAAACGTCATTATATTCAAGTCTTACATCTTCAATTCTATCAAAATTCAAACCTGTCGGAAGATCGTAATAACGTTGACCGGCAGCAAGAGCTACAGTCTTCTGAACTCGCAAGTGCGGCCAGTCATATTCATCGTATAATTGTTCCTGAACACGACGAAGCATTTCCTTGAGGTTTTCAACCTCATCAATCCCTACGGAAACCGTTTGCGTGCGACCTGTTTCAGCCCGTAATTGAGCGATCAGGGATAAAAGCTGTGTTTTACGAGCCATAGACCTACTCCATTAGGTCGGCCACACTCACTTCTTCGGTTGGAACAAATTTGTTTTCGTTTTGCAATTCCTGCTCAGTTTTTGGCAACTTATGATCGTCAACCTTATGTGAAGGTTTTTCTCTCGGATCAATACCGTAGAAATCTAAATCCTCATAAGGTAAACGTGCAGGAAGTACGCCCAAAGCACCAAATATACTGTCAATAGATTGATCCTTTTTAACTAATGCCATATCGTATTTTTCCTTCAATCTACCCTTCTCCTGGGCTAAATTGGCAGGATCATTTTTGATTTCAGTTACATCAGTTAAAGCGTCCGGACCGTGGACAAAACGAAGAACAAGGAATTCTGGTGCAGATACAATTTTTTGCACCTCATTCATTGTGTTACCGCCTAAGCGTAAAGTGACCTTGTAATAGTACATAATTTTTCATAGCCTCGTACAAATTGTTAAAATAAAGACAGGTAGTGTGGCGAACACTACCTGTCAAATATTACACTTAACCAGCGTATTGAGCAACACCTAAGTATTTAACGTCAGGAGTAGCAACAATAAGGTCAAATGCTGTAGCACCATCAGGTGTAGTCGCTGGTGTATAAGTACCACGAACATCACCTGTAGTCGCTGTAGCAGCGGCAGATACGCCTGCAACCAAAGTACCTTCAAGTTGGTCACCAGCAGCAACTTCAATCTCAAGGATCACGAAGATGTCAGCCGATGCGTTGAAAGCAGATGCAGGGATGATTTCAATTCTGTCACCAACAGATACCGCTGTAGAAGCGTGACCTTCAGTTGGAGTGTCAGAATCAACATCACCTGCACTTGAAGCGTCTGCAACAGTAACAGATAAACCGTCAACTGCTGTAGTGTTGACTTCAACAGTGATAGCACCACCTGTAGTGATAGTACCACGAGCAACAGTAGTTAATTTCTTAATCGTACCATTTACCGGTGAAGTAAGCTCTAATGATGTACCAGCATTAACTGCTGCTTCAAGCATGTGATCTTGAATGAATACACGACCAGCAGTTTTACCGATCAATGCACCGTCCTCAAGCTCTTGAAGAACATCACCTGCATCACCAATGAAGAATGGTAAACCAAGTACATTACCAGTACCAACAGTAAGCGATGTGATGTTGGCAGATGAAGAAATACCAGTAACAGTTTTGAATGCTTTAGCACCAGTAAATGACGTACCAGAAGCTGAAGATTCAACAATTGTGTTACCATATTCATCAGTACCAGTAACTGTAAGAACTGCTGTACCTGTCCAAGCCGCAACAACGTTACGTGGAACATCAGCAGTACCAGCGAGTGCAGCAGCGGCAATCGCAGCAGCAGCAGTGCTGTTTACAGAAAATACACCGGCAGAAGTTAAGTCTTGAGACTCAACATAACCGTTAGCATCTGCTGTGTCAGGTGAACCAAGGTTTACCGTAGCAACAGTTGACAATGATGTACGTTTAACTTCAGACTCATCAACATCAGTCGGAAGCTCACCGTCATCACCACCTTCAATGTTAAATTGAGCGTTGCAACGTGCACCAACTGGGATAGTTGTTGAACCTAAGTAAGTAACAGTGATATTTGATGCACCGAATGATACAGTAAAATCAGAAGGTGATGCCAGCAAACGCTGGAATTTATCAACCCAAATCTTATGACCATAAGCTGCAAATGAACCGGCACTGGTGTTAGCAGGGTACGAGAAAGTAATCGTACCTGAAGTAGCAACAGCAGAACCGACAGTAGTTTCAGATGTTTTAAACATTATAAAATCTCCTAAATAAATCGGTTAATTAAGCAATAGTGATTACACCACTAGTGTTACGCTGTCTGCATACTAGACCACATACGTCAGTGATCGCACGATACATTACGTATTTGTCGTGCGGACGTGCAGGGCTATGACGCTTATTACGCTCACCTTGCATGTACATAGGGTAGATAGCGTTCATATCTAATGTGTATAGATATTTAGCTTCACCTTCATCATCCAAAGTTGGGTCATAATTAACTGTAACACCTTTAAAGTTGGCATCTGCAACACTAATGTCAATTGAACCACTTTGTGCCCAACCGTTCTGTGTATAAGTACCGTTTGTGCGTAGCTCTACCTCTAACGCATCAAGGAAGTCAGCACCAGCAAACATAACATGTTTAGGTGAACCGTAACGCTTCAATTGACGCATTTGAGTTTGGATAGCAGTAGCAATAGTTGAACTTGAAGGCGACGCAGTGCTCAAGTTCAAAGTAGCCAAGTTTCTCCACCAAGTATTTGTAGACTGGTCAATACCGCCAACAATTGTAGCAGAAGTAGGGTCAGTCAAAATAAATGATTTAACACCAGGTACTAATTCACTATCTGATGAACCGTCACGCCAGAACATGTTGTTCATGCCACGTGCACGACCTTCCATCATATCCTCAATTTTGTCATCAAGCAGGTTTGCAAGCTGCTCCATTTCGGCATTTGAGTGATTAGATGTGCTACGACCATTACTTGTTTCAGTAACAGAAATACCGTTACGCTGTAACTCATCAAAAGTTACTTCAATACCAGCGTGGATACGCTTGTATGGGAAAGTAGCTTGTTTGATGTTAGTCGGGTTACGGTAAGTAACGCTATCGTCATGGCTAAAGCCCTGAATAGTAGTTGTATACTCACCTTTAACACGTACAGTAAGATATTCTTTACCGGCAGGGAAAGTCTTAGCTTTAGCGTTAAAATTCTTTAAAAGTGGTTTATCCTGAATCGTTTGCGAATAAATTTTGCCACGATCCATGTGATGATCGAGAGTCGCATTAGCGATATTCTCTAGTTCTTGGACTGTAAAAGCCATAATTCGTCTCCTGACATATTAAAGTTGCGTTTTTACGCACCCACAGTCTGACGGATCACATCTAAAGTTGTTTTTGGCTCAGGTTTTGTCTGTCCAGAATTTCCACCACTATCGACAACACTAACTGGTTTTCTAGGTCTAAATTGACGATATTCTTTATCAATTTCACTTTTAGCACCTTCGACCATTTTAATAGCCTCGTCTACCGATCTTGGCATCTTTCCTGTTCGACTAGCCTCATACCACATCAACTTCACACGTTCCTGAATGCGGTTGCTTTTTGTTTTGTAGTCCGGATCGGATGTCTGCCATGAATTTTCAAGGTTGGCTAACGCCACCTGTATATCAGTAGATAATTTTTTCTGATTCTCAGCTTCCTGCTGCTGACGCTGCTGCTGTTGTTGCTGATTCCGCACCTGATAGTGCTGATTCTGAGCACGCCCACGAGACATTTCGATAGCCGCAGCTTCCGTAATGTACCCTTGATTCACTTGCTCCTGAAGATCACGTGGTAAAACATTACCGGTGACTTCAAGCAACTGGTTATAATAAGGAGTAATCATTTCCAACGCCTTCATATGGTTGGATTTCATTAACGCACCTATTTCAAACAACTTATTTGCTTCTTCCATCGACATTTGATTTGTCTCAAGGAATGTATCAAATTGTTGTTTCCAACCAGCATCCGCTTCAGCTTTCTCAAGACGTTGGTTAACATCCCGATATTTCGCCTGTAGCTGTTCAAAACGTTTCCGAGTTTTCGGCTTCCAATGCTTCAACTCTTCTTCGCTTGGTTCATCAGAATCATCATCTTCTGATTCAGACTTGTCTTTCGACTCATCTTCTTCATCTGACTCATCTTCTTCCGAGCTACCCTCAGTTTCATCATCACCTTCTTTTTCTGGCTTAATTGCCTCTTTTACGAGATCAAGCGTAGAAAGTTCTGGTTCTGACTCTCCCGAAGCGGACGAATCTTCGGTGCTATTATCAAAGTCCTGTTCATCTGAAGCGGACGAATTTTCAGTTTGGTTAGCGTCCTGAATATTTTCTTCACTGGATGGCGAATCCATTTTGTCTTTCGACATACTAGCCTCCATCTAAGGGTTTGTACGTTATCACAACGTTCATATTAAAAACTATGCCAAAAACTGACACTTAAGTCAACACAAAACTAAATATGGGAATTTCCATCATACTCCACCACTAGGTGTTGTGTATGCAGG